CCTGCTGCAGTTCCCTCTACTCGCCTCCCTACCTAAGAGTATAGAGAGAAGAAGTACCTTTTATAATCCTTCTTCTCCACACTAAAGAAAAAATAATAGTCGCCCCCACCCTTTTTCCTCCTTCTATATCAAACTTGGCTTGCTGCCCGGTTTCTCTGATAACGCCCTGTGACGCACGGAGAGGTGTTATTTCTTCTTATCAGTGTCTTATCCGCTTCAGAGCGCGCCTTTTCTTCGAGCCGACCTACAGGTAGGTCATACAAAATGGATTGGGTAGAGTTCACTAGCTTATTATGGAGCTGTTGTCAAAAACTAGCAGGTTCTAATTCTAGTTCATCACCCACAGATGGAGTAGTAGTCAACATCAAGGGGGAAAACAACACCGTCAACGTGGTTGACGGAACGGAACAGGGAGAGGACAAAACCAGGCCAGGCCCAAAGAGGTAAAGATGGGATTGGTGATTAGCGTTGTGGCGGGCATCTCTGCCTTCTTCGCGGAGCTGACAGTAGCTGCCGCTATGGCTGGGACTAGTGCCGAGGCCGTTACAGCGTCATTTGAACTGTCAGTGGTTTTGGGAGAGTCTGCAGAGGATGTTATGGCGGGAGAGGAGTTTACATTATTCAGTGGTGAAACTGCAGAAGCTGAAGGTTATGTGGATGAGGGGGCAATAAATGATGCTTGGAATTGGAGCCCTATTGAGGGAACAACAAGGTCGACCTTCAGCGGGGTTGCGCGGTCTAGATTAGCGCAAACTGTAGGCTCAGGAATTGTTGCGGCCTCTGTTATTGGAGCCGTAGCAGGTACTCAGTTAGAGGGTGATCAAGGTTTAGATATGGTGAGAGCGGTTTTTAATCCTGAAAGCTCTGGTGATCACACAGTTTCTGATACTATGGAGAGAATAATGACTCCTGAAGAGTACATTGATAACATGCAGATACTGTCTGAAGAGTACAGCAACGGTATGTTATCGCGTGACCTTCCCTTATCAGTAGCTGTAGCTGATTACTCGGCGGCTATAGGAAGGTCAGGGAGATTAGCACACCGGACGCGGGAAACAATGGGAGCTGATAAGAGCGACTTGCTTATCTTCAGTGCTATGAAAAGTGAACCTAAAGTGGGTTCATGGACATTGCCAGGAGCTGATGGCATCCCTATTACCAGGGCTGCTTGGAATAGATATACTATGGGGTATTATCATGGTACAGCGGCGCAGATGAGAGAGATGTTAGCTCATGGGGAAGTCTTGCGGCAAGCTGGACAGAATATATGGCCCTTGTTTCAGAGGGCAGCACATTTAGCTGCCGCCCCAGTTGCTGTAGCGTTGGATGCTGCACTTGATGTGCCCCAAGATGGAGTACGCCAACAACTGAGGGGTATAGGGAGGAGAGCTGCTCACCGCTTAGCAGGAGACGCCGGTGTAGCCGTTGCTCAATTAGGGGACAGGGTAGCTAATGCTCTTGTAGCAGGGGGAAATAGAGCCGGTCATCAGGCAGTGGAAACTGTTATCGCCGCATTGACGTATGGTGTAACTGAGTATTTCTCTTCCACATCTTCTCCTAAGCCCGGGCCAGATGCCATAGAAATAGAAGATGACCCTGATTTACCTAAAGAGATTGAAGTGGATGGGAGAACATATGTAAAAGAGAAAGCTGATTTACACACAGTAACTCATCCAGAGGGTACATATACTCATACAGAGGTTCATTGGTATGAACCTACGGAGAGGCCACAGATAGCTCCTGGCTATGATACCGCATTTAAATACGCGGAACCCAGGTCCCCTGATCAAATGTTGGCGTTGACAGAGGTTTTAGGTTACTTCGTACATGGATACGACATTACACCCCCATTGACAACTTCTCAGCGATTAATCCTTTCTGCCTTGACTCTGCAGGTAGCACGTCGTCATGCCAGTCGTAAAAGGAGGATACGAGGTACTGAACATCGTAGCAGATCTAAACGAAAGCGAGAGGCTTGACATTAACTGCTACTTGGCCCCCGAAGCGTATACGCAAGCTGTTGGGTCAAATAAATCTCCGAAGTGGCTAACGTCAGCTATAGATTTGCCTAAAATTCCAGTCGCTGCTAAAGGAAATAAAATCAAGATATGGGAATGCTATAAATGCAGTACTGGGGTACTAACAGGAGATCCTAACCATGTCAACGAGATCCCGTCTCAGTCCCCTTACAATGGACCCAGTAGGTCTTCCTGGTGTGTATCGGGCCTACCTATGGAAGGGTTCGGCAAATGGCCCTTCCCTGAGGCTCCGCCCCAGCCTTCAATTCTAATGAAAAATGACCTGTATGACTCCACGGATTTCACCCCTAACCCGTGGATGGAAAATGCAAAATATTATGTTTCCAAACAAATGGGAACACAATCTTATGCAGCTGGGGACAACAATTCTAGCGTTGTGTTGTTAGCCGACGCAGATGGTTTCGGTATAATGTGTCCCCAGGGGTCTTGCTTTATCTCAGCATTAGACTTCTTTACGCAGTATATCAGTGGAAAAACTGTTTTTCAGTGTTACCAAATTCCACGCTACTTCAAGCTGTACTTTAGACAGCGATGGGTAAAGAGCCCTGTTGTGTTAATGGATTTGTTTACACAAATGGTGAACCAACAGGTGCAAGGATACGCTGGTGAGACTGGGAACATCGAGCACGTATCCCTGGCCTGGGGAAAGCGAGATCTGGTACCCGGTGGTCTTCTAGGTAACACGCTCAACAAATTGGGCGCTGGTACATCTACTTCCACTACAATGGACACAGAAGAACCTCCGGCTCTTCCTGTTAAGCTGGCAAAGTCCCAAGTGGGCTCATACAAGCAGCCATCTGCGTCTAAGATACCCCCTGGAGTAACAATAACAAACAAATAAGAGTATAACTGTTTTTATTGTTCAATAAAAAAAAGAAAAGTAAATGTCTTTTTGTTGTTCTTTGAAGTGATGATTCAGCCTGGCACCCACACCAACACCTGTGAAATGAAAAGAGGAACTTAGAAACATAAAAAAAAAAAAAATTGGCATGAGGCCAAAATTTTCAAACCATATTTTAATAAAACTTATGATATTTCAAGATATTTTACGGCCAAACTGTTTCTATTGTCAAGAGAAATGGTTTGGTCATATTTACATAGCTCTAGGACTATCAGATAAAGAATTGGATCAATGCCAATGTAGAAAGAAACATGCTATCAACTTCTAACCTACTTTTTCCTGATCAGGATGATGAGTAGATCAATATTCTGTAATCAAAATAGAAAAAAACCTTAATCTAAAAAAAAAGTGACCTTGACCTTGAACTTTTGACCTTGAATGACCTTGAAACTCTCCTTTTTTGTATCCTCTTTTTTCATATAATCATATCTTAGGTTATTGATAGAATTGATCAAAGTGAAAAAATATACACATAAATCCTACAAGAGGTACCCCTGTGAGGTAAAAAAGGCTAAAATCACTTAAATATCTGAATTTCATCCATAACTTCAGATTACCATACTATACTATAAACTTACTGTTTTATCTCATTTTACGCTTCTTCAGAGGTTTCTTTGTCTCAGCACTCTCATCGTCTAGAAAGACGCATCTCTTTCTACAGGCCGGCTCCTCCTCAGCGCTGCTCTCTTCCGAGGATGGGGAGGACTGTACATTGGTGAGGCCTGGGTCTGGTGTCTCAAATCCTGACATCCACTCGACATGCTCTTGATTGCCAAATCCTCGGTAGAAGTACCCGCCAGTCGGAGGGGTAGTATATGATGAGCTCGGAAACTGATCCGGAGCATCTTCAGTTTCAGGAGAGGCGAATCCAATCGATCCATCAGGTTGCACTTCAGGGACCGTCTGGTCGACAGGCGCCACTAAGTCTTCTTCATATATGCCAATGGGTGTGAGTCTGGCGTTCTTTTCCAACTCTTGGGCAAGTGAAACACATTCATCAACCATCAAATCACGATCCCCGTAGAGGATTTGACATAGCATAAGGCACGCGCCTGAACCTAAGAACCGCAAATCAACGTCATGACGTTTGATGTAAGACCTGATGTTGCAGTCGCTCTGGGTAAAGGCAACGGTTAGGCAGCGCTGTAACAGCGGCTTTGGTATGATGTAGTCGTTGCAGGTGATTATCCAAGGCGGGAAAAAGCAGTCCACTTTGTTTTGGAACTTTTTCTCCAGGCCTACTTTGAACATTCCATCTAGGAACTCCCTGTAACAGTCGAGATTGCTGAACCCTTCACCAGAAGGGAGATAAGGGTGACCCGGTTTGGGATATCCTTTCACATCTTCGAAGACGACCATGAAGCGATCAATTGCTCGTCCCATTTCCACCCACATTCTGTCCTTCACACAGTTTACATTTAGTGCAACTCCTCCTAGTAGAGAGGATACGGCAGAAGCAACAGTGCTCTTCCCGCTGTTCATTGGACCGTGAAATATGAAACCTTGGCTTTTAGGGACAGCATCAACAATACTCTTAACGATCTTCTCGAAAAAGTGATTCACTGGTACAGGCATTAGGTGTCTCAAAAGCACAGCAGCAGCTACACGTCCAGGATCAATACCCTGTCTGTCCAGTTCTCTTATAGCTTTGCAAGTTGCCTCTTGGAAAATGGAAGGACGGGTCTGTTCACGTTCTTTAACCCGAAGGTCAGCATGCACTTCATCCGTAGCAAAGGTGCAGAGAGACTTCTTATTTGTTACGGCTCGAAATCCTTTACTGTTTGCGTAATGCTTCATATGCTGAGGCCGATGTAACTGCTTTGAGTCGTCATCTCCGTATCTCTTTTTGTCGTTAAAGCACTCAACGCATGACTCGGGTAGGGTCTCCCCGAGGCTCGCGTACTTCCCTAAAAGAAGCAAACAGTCAGTGATACCGTGCTCCTTAGCAAAAGTACACAGCTGATTCTGATTAAAGCTAGGCGCTTCGAAATTCTTCTTTCCCTCTATGATAGTTATACCGGACTGGCCAAACACGCTCGCTTTTGCCATTTCATATTTTCCTGCCAAAGCGGGAAGACACAGCATCCATCCTTTTGTACCACAACTAGCCTGTAGCTTTTTCTTTACAACATCGATGTTCACTTTATATCTAGTCTTGCATCCTGCATAGGTTAACTCACCCCACTTGGAATGTGTAAGGGTTGCACGGTACCTATCATCATTTTTGTAATGGAAGATTATTCGACAAAGCTGGTTAGACAAGGTCGATGGACACACGATCATTAAGGACGAGGCATTGCACGCAGCAACATCGCACAAGTCATTAATTTCATCATTCAGAAAGTCCACTGGGCCCTCTGGTACTGGAGTAGCATGTTGAGCAAAGTCCCTTAAAACACTCTGTGCTTTTTGGTACCCGGTCCATAGATCCTCGCCTCTCGCCAGCTTTACTTGCCCATCAGAATTTTCAGATTCATCTTTACGGAAGTCCTGCATGCACTGAAAAAGACTTTTATCTTCATGAAAGTGATGTCCAAGAATAGATACTAGTCTACCTCGAAAAACATTAGTTAAATCGACTTCTGTACTGGAACTGGCCAT